GAGTTGGCGAGGGTCAGCGAGGATGTGGCATAGGAAGTCAGCCGACTTCAAGGGGGGCAAGAAGGTCAAGGCGACCGACAGACAGGCGGACTATAGGTCCGATCCAGAATTCAACCAGGAAGGGTGGTAACAATGATGAATCAAGATTTACGCGAAGAGTGGGCTCGCTGGCAAGCGGGCCAGCTTGGCTTGGGCGGAGAGACAACGGAACGGTTGGTCCAGATGGCAAAGCACTGCACGGCCTGCCTGATGCAGGACTGCGAGCATTGCCAGGAGAGGAAGCGGAGGTCGAAGTACCAGCACCCGGTCTATCCGACCTATGTGGCCTGTGGCTGCGCGGCGACCGTCGAGGAGCGGCGCCGGCTGGACGCAGAGCGGGATGCTCACAACGACCGGCTTGAGCGGGCGGAGTGGGAGGCGGGCAGGCTTGAGCGGGCGCAAGAGGACGGGACACTTCCCGCCAACGCCGCAGACGCGGAGTGGCATGGGGTGAACCGCGGGCCCGTGGGTCGGGCGGCAGTCGATGAGGTGCGTCACTGGACCTCTCGATGTGTTGCGCGGACCGAAAAGAAGTGGCTCTACATCTATGGGCCCAGGGGCACCGGCAAGACAACCCTTGCCGGGCTGATTGCAAAGCAGGCCATCATGGGCGCGATGAATTGCAAATACGTCCGGTGGTCCGGGCTGTTGCACGACATCAAGTCCTCTTGGAGCGGGGGCTCCGGTGACCCGCTGGCGGCGGCGAAGGACGCCGGCCTTTTGATCATCGACGACTTCGGCAAGGACGGGGGCTCTGAATGGGTAGCGACAACTGCGTTCGAGTTGATCGACGATCGCGAGCAGCGAGGCTTGCAGACTGTGCTGACCTCCAACTATTCAATTTCCTCCGCTTCGTTGCGGCTAGGACAGGACAAAGCCTCTGCCGTCGAAGACCGGTTGAGAGGGTGCTGCACCGTAGTCAAGCTTGGCGGAGAGAGCAGGAGGTAGTCGATATGGTCGACAGGTGGTCTGCGGTTGTTTTGTTTTTGGTGGAGCGGCGCGTCGAAAGGGGCGTGACCATCGATGACCTCGCCTGGAAGGCGGGGTACCACCCAAACTCCCTGTCCCGCTGGGAGAGGGGTTACATGCCGTCCCTCGACGGGTTCCTCGCTTGGTGCGAGGCCCTTGGCGTGAAGTCTAGCGCCGTGTTGAAGGGGGCGGGTCTATAGCATTGCCATGGAGTTTGGCGTGTGCTATGTTTCGGAAGGAAGGAGGTGACTATGGCGAGATTCAATCTACAAGACTATGAAACCGTTGAGGAACGGCTTCACCGGTTCTGGGGTAAACACCCGGGCGGCCGGGTTCACACCGAACTGGTCCATCGGTCGGACGACCTAGATCAGGTCGTCTTCAGGGCGTCAATCTGGCGCGACGCAAACGGTGAGGGCGGGCCCCCGTGCTCGACCGGCTACGCGGAGGAGCACAAGTCAAACGGACGCGGCCCCAACGCAGACTGCTGGATCGAGAACGCGGAGACCTCCGCCATCGGCCGGGGACTTGCAAACCTCGGTATGTCTGGAAACAAGCGGGCCACCAGGGAGGAGATGGCCAAAGTCCAGAACCACGAGGCCCCGGAGGTGGCCGCCAAGTCGGCGGCCTGGAGCCTCATCGGCAAACTGGCAAAGCAGAAGTCGGGCTACCGGCGCATGAGTGATTTTTTCGGCCGCCCGGTGCGGTCGGTTCATGACGTTTCCTCTTCAGATTTGGAGGGTTACGTCAAACACCTGAGACAGTGCGAGGACAAAGATGAATAGCGTTTTTCTTTGCGGGCGCCTGGGTCAAGACCCGGAGTCCATCGAGACCAAGACCGGCACGAGCATGTGCAAGTTTTCGGTCGCAACCAGCAGTGGCAAGGGCGAAACTGAGTGGCATCGAATTGTTGCCTTCGGTCGCTCTGCCGAAATCGCCATGGAGTACCTCTCCAAGGGACGACAGGTCATCGTGCAGGGGAACCTGCGCTACGGCCAGTGGACCGACAGGGACGGAAACCAGCGCAAATACGCGGAGGTGCGGGCCAACCGGCTTGAGCTTGTGGGCGGCGCTGGTGACAACGGAAACGGCGCAAGGGCTCCAGAGCCCCGCCCGTCGAGCGCTGTGCCTGAGCAGGCCGGCACCGTGGACATGCCCTTCTAGTGTGCGTCCTTTTGGCTATCGACCCGGGAAGCAGCGCCTCAGGGTGGGTTGTTTACAACTCATCCTGGGGCGTTGTTCTTTCGGCTGGGATCGACAAGAACGAGGTGCTGCTTGAGCGGCTGCGCTCCGAACAGGACGCGGACCAGCTTGTGGTCGAGATGATCGCAAGCTACGGAATGCCGGTCGGCAGAGAGGTATTTGAGACTTGTGTTTGGATAGGCCGCTTCAAGGAGGCCTATGATGGCCCCTCTGAGTGGGTCTACAGGCGAGAGGTAAAGCTTGCCCTGTGCGACAGCCCGCGGGCGAAGGACGCAAATGTGCGGCAGGCACTGATTGATATGTTTGGCCCCGGCAAGGGGGCTGCGATTGGCACCAAGAAGGTGCCAGGGCCGCTGTATGGCTTCAAGGCCGACATGTGGGCCGCGCTTGGGGTCGCTGTAGCGTGGGTCCAAAAGGGAGGCTTCGATGGGGCAGAAGGTGAGAGTTCAAAAGCCGCGGGCAATCGCCATGCGGGAGTGGTTCGACCCACGAAAGCTGCGGGCCTGGAGGGTCCGCCGGAACATGACGCAGGGTCAGTTGGCCGAAAGGATGGGGTGGGACAAGGTTCACGGTGGTAGTTGTATCTCCAGGTACGAGAGTGCGCCCTTCAGGCGCAGAAGGCAGTTGCCATCAAAAGAAACGGTCGACCTTCTGGCTGCAGCGCTGAACGTTGACGTGGGCCAACTGTTGTCCTCGCGGGACGAACTTCTCCAGTCCGTCAGGCTTATGATCAAAGAGCGGAACGAGAGGCCGAAGGGCCCGCACACCCGCCGGCAGCGGTCGATGTTTGACCGGGTTCTTGAGATGGCCCTATCCGCAAACGCTAAGGACGGCGAGCAGCCCGTTGAGTTCCAGGAAGATTCTAATCTGATCCACAGGATGGTCGTCAGCCCTGATGGGCGCGCAGTTGTGCCGCCGGACTACATCGAGGACTACGACGACGGTGACTATGATGAGGCCATATTCGAAAACCAGCTTGACGCAGAGGCCGAAGAAGAGGAGCGCCAGCGGGATGGAGATGCCTAGATGTACCAGAAGACCAAGCACAACACTGATGGTGCCATGAAATCGCGACCTGATGTTGATCGTCTTGACGCCACGGCCGCGGACATTCGGGCCCTCATCGAGGACCGAAGGCGCAAGAGCCAGCGGGGCGGCTACATCCCCCAGACAGCCCGTGTCGACGTCGAGACGCTTGAGCGCTGGGCGCGGGAGATCGAAGGCGATGAATGATCCAAAAGTTAGCGGCAAGGTCGAGGTGATGGACGACTACCGCGAGGACGGGGACGATGACTGATAAACTCGCCGCTGGAGCGTCGACTGATGAGGCGCTCGCCCACCGTGCCGTAGCCTGCGCCGGCTGGCGATGGATGCCGGGGATGCTGACAAGCCTGGGTCGTGTGGACGATGATCTTGAGGTGGGCGGGATCGGCCTGCCTGCGCTAGAGTGTGGCGAGCGGGTACCGTTGCCGGACCTCGCCGACCCGGCTACGCTTGGGTGCTTGGCCGAACTGCTTAGAAAGGCGTATCCCACGCATGTGTGGTGGGAGTGTGGGCCGCCACAAGAAGACCCGCCCTTGCGAGTCTGGAACTGGATCGACGGCTATGATTTGCGCTGCATTGCGTCCGGTCATAGCATACAGGAGGTGCTGGTCAAAGCGCTTGAGGGGCGAGGGGTGATTGGCCGCAAAGAAGACATTGCCGACTTGGCGCATCGGGTCTGGTCGGAGTGGTGGATCTACCATCGCAGCCGGTGCCACGTCGTGCCGGTCGAGGGCGAGGACGTGCTCATAATCCCGGCAGAGTACGTGGCCAGATGGGACAGGCAGGCAGACACGTCGTATCCAGACCTGTCGGACGCGGAAAAGAAGAGCGGCCGCGCAATCGCGAAGAGATACCTAAAGCTTATGGTGGTCCAAAATGTCTGAAGTTGTTCCAGGGCGCGTTGTCCGGCCGGAGGACCTGAACATGGGGGTCACGGTCCCGGGGATGGGCTTCCACAAGGTTCAGGTAGCCATTGACAAGATGGCGACAGGATGCACCGGGGTTCTGCTTGTGTTCAAGGACAAGGAGTCGGCGGAAAAGTGGGGCGGAGATGTTCCCCTGCTGTACCTTTCTGAGCCTACCGATCACGACACTGGTGAAGAAGAGCCCTCTCGTACCGAAGACGACGGACCATCCATCCCCCGCTGACCGTCCACGACCCGTCAAGGTTCCTTTGGATCTCCGTCTTCCCCAGCGCGACTGGGCGCAATTCCGGCCTCGGACAGCATGAGGTCATGGTCGTCAAAAGCAGCAGCAACAGCACCAAGATCGCCCCTGTCAAGACCGTGCAGAAGCGCAGATTCCCGCTCTCTGATTTGTCTTGCATGAGCCTCCTTAGACTTTTCAGCCAGCAGAGGAGCCAAGATACGGAGAACAACGGTCAGCGCCTCGATTAGCCCTCGAAGCGCCGAGATCAATTGGTTACGCCTTCGGGCATATTGACGTCTCCAGTTGGCGTTCCCTCGGCCGGAAGGTCGGTGGACCCATCCAGGTCGCTCGGCGCCTCCTGGCCGCGGCATCCACTGGCCACCGCGAATATAAATAGTAGCGCAAAGGCAAGCAGAACTCTCATTTTGTTTTCCCCCCACCGTCCTTGGCACGGCCAACCACAAGGGCAACAACCTCAATGATCTTATAGACTTTCGCCAGCATCCTGTCGTCCTTTGGGGTTGGCGTCATCGCGGTAATTGCAGATGCAAGGGCATGGGCCGCAAGGGCGAGGGCCACAATCTGCTCCCAATTTGAACTCACATAGTCAATCATGGTTCCTCCTGGTGGGTTTCAACAACGCGCAGGGTGCCCGATATGAAGGTTTGTAGCAAGTGTAAATCAGAAAAGCCGATCGACGAATTCTTCCGCGACAGAACCAAGAAGGATGGGCGCAACACGCAGTGCAAGGTCTGCAAGAGAATCGCCATAACCGCCTGGAGAAAGAGCCCGCGGGGTAGGAAAAAACAGAACGCCAAAAACAGGGCCCGATACAAGAGGGGCCTCAAGAAGAACAGGGACAGAAGAAGGAAGATCAGAAAGGAAAGGCCGTGGCTCCCAAGGTTTCACCGACACGTCTACTATGCCGTTCTGCACGGGACGTTGCCCAGGCCAAGCCACTGCGAAGACGCGGACGGGACGTGCGTCGGGTCTCTACACTACCACCACGATTCCTATCTTCCCGGGAACGAGCTAAACGTTCGCCCCCTTTGTGCGCGGCACCACAAAATCTGGCACCTGAACAACAAGGCAATCACCCCCGAAAAGTGATGGGTAGGTCCTTGTAGTCCCTTCCGGGGCTCTTTCTCTCGAAGTGCATACAGTCGAGCATTCTCCACCGGCCACCCCAGCCCCAGCCGGCGCGCTCAAACACCCGAACAAACTCTGGATATTTGGAGTGGAACAGGCACTGCCCGCCGGTGGACCTGTCAACGCACCCCATGGAGTTGCGTGCCGGGTCAAAGTCGACCGCAATACCCCACGAGTGATAGCTAAGCTTTCCGCCGGGCTTTGTGGATATTTTCCTTGGGACGTAGGTCTGCGTGCTCTTTGGGGTGTACCCGCTGGCCTCGCAGGCCTCTTTGTATATGCGGGCGAACTCGTCACCGACAAGGCGGTGCATTCGCCTCTTCCTTCCGTCATGCAGCAGGAACCAGCGGATGTTTTTCCGCTCCCACGCATCGTCGATGTCAATAAACCGGCCCTTGGTGTGCTCCCACGAGAAGTCGCCGTAAACCTGTCTTACGCCGTGCCTGCTGGTTGGGATGGGTATCGCCCCGTCTCGCGGCGGTTCGCTGCGTCTGGTCAACGCACGGGCGCTTTTTCGGCCCCACTTTCCATCGGCCACCACACCAAGCTCAGACTGTGCAAACTGAATCGCGGACACCAACTCGCCCCAAGAAAGAGCGCCGCTGGTGAGGCGGTCCTTCAGCCAGCTTTCGGCGGTCATGACTGGATGTGTCTCTGCTCGTGAACCTGGACCCAGGTCCGGAGTTCCTGCACATCAACGTGTAGTTCCCGGCGGCTCTCGCTGGCGGCCGAAAGCATCTCGTCGTGTCTTTTGATCAAAACCATTGCGATGTCGATCTTGGAGTCGATTGACTTGAGCAGTCCGCCAAGCCTCCACCCGACCGCAGCTATTGTGAAAAGGAAGCCAATGGCGGTCACAACGGCGGCGATCTCTTGCCAACTCACTTCTTTTTCGCCCTGGCCTTTGGCTTCGGCATCTTCGGCGGGGGTGGTGGTGGGTTGAGGTCTAGCTCTTCAGACACGCGGTACCCGTTGTCCTCAATCCACCTGTAGATGCCGGTGGCCGATCTGATCGACGGAATGTAGCCGAACATCCTGCACTCATCCGGTGGTGCAACCCTTCCGCGGACCATGCTGACATAGCCGACCACCCCAACCCTCTTCCCCTTTGAAATGGGGATTGCCGGGCTCTTGTCCGGGTCCTTGGTGATGTACACGCACTTCTTGCTGTAAAGATGCTTCTTCATTCGGTGAGCACTCCGTAAATCCAGACGTCCCACTCAGAGGTCGCCGAGGCGGTGGTTGTTTCGATCCCAACCCTTGAAAACCCGTAGTTTCTTACGACCATTGTTATCGTGGTCGCCTCTCCCTTGCTCGTGGCACCAGCGTTGGCGGTAACGGTGGTGGCCGGGGTGTTCTGCGTGAAGGTGGCGGCGCCAGCGTCGGAGTCGGCGGTAAGGATCGGCGCGGGACACCAAAGGCCGACCAAGTTCGAGTAAACAACGGGCTTGATTGTGCCGGTCTCACTGCCGGTGTCGTGGTTGCTCAGGGTCGCGACAAGGGTGAGGTAGTCCGATGCCGGGAACGCAAACCCCTCTGACGGCTGGATCATGGTTAGCCCGCGGGTCCCCTCGTAGGCTCGTTGCTTGTAAATCACAGAGTCAATTGTGATGGTTTGGTCCAGGTCACCGAAAAGAACGTTTACGCTGATGGGGCTTCCATCGTCGCTTGTCAACGTGACAACAGCCGACGCCACGGTGGCCGTGCAGCCGCCCATCCCATCAACAAGGGCCTGAATGACAGAGGCCGTCTGTGCCGCTGTATTGGCAATGTCGATGACCGTCTCTTTGGCCGGGTTGCCGGAGTCGGAAAGCTCGTTGTTTATTTTGATCCTCACCCAGCCCGCAGCAGCGCCCTGAACGCCAGATACGGTAATCGTAGCCTCCGATGTCTTCAGCGCCGACGTCGTTCCGACGAGGGATGTTGTTCTTTTGATCATGATTCCTCCGGCGGCGCCTTGTTGACCCTTGGCCGGCCGCGCTTCCTTTTCGATAGAACCCCATGAATGAGGGGGGTGTCTGCAATCTTCTTTACGAGTAGCTCAAGCTCAGCAAGACGGGCGCGAAGCTCTTCAACCTCACCGCTCTCTTTCGCCGGCGCAGGCGAGCGGGACAGGCGGTCCTGGATTTTGTCGACCGAGTCGACGAGATAGCCGACGACAGAGTAGATGTGTCCCGGCCCAACGTGGTGGGTGCCCCGAAGAAACCCCCGATACTCCCGTCGCCGAGCGGGACTGTTATCGAACCGAATAAATCCATTTCCGTCTACCATAGTCCTTCCTCGGTCAGCTTCCTTCCCTTTTCCACGTCGGCCTCGACGTCTTCGCCGCCGAACACGTCCTGCACCACCCCAAGCAACGAGGTGATCGCCCCGTTTGTTATGGAAGAGCCAACATCGGAGGCCATAACGTTGTCGCCTTTTTTCAACTTCTTTTCAAGGGTTAGCCACTGTTTGGACAGCTTCTTCGCTTCCCTTCGATATGCTGATCTGTCGATCGTTCCCATCAAGTAGGACAACCTTACAATCTCGTGGGTGACCCGAAAGTGCAGCATTAGCCCCGTCCGGTCCAATATCTGCTTGTCCTTTTCGTTCAGCGGGCTGTACTTGGCCCCAAATCTGGCGGCCTGCCCCTTGTACCCATACATCCTTGCTCTGGAGGCCGATCGGACTTGCTCCCACATGTGGGCTTGAGAGACCGCTGTGATCCCAAGGCCGGGAAACAGGGTCTTTGACACCGCAGACACGGGGTCAACGGGATACTGCTTCTTCCTGACGGTATAGAGGTGCCCTTTTGATGCTGCCTCAATGGAGTTGCGGTTTTCTCCAAATATCATGGACATGGGGCCGGAACGGCTCCAGGACCTGACGGGGGTGAACATGTGGACCAACTGCTGAATTTGCCTGTACACGTATGGGGCGATTGTCGGCTCCCCAGGCGGAACCATCTCTCCCGTTGCGAGGCTCTCAAAAGACTTGTCCTGGAGTCCACTCCAAATTTGCATAGACCAGTCCGCGAACGGGCTCAGTCTGGCGACCTTACGGTCTAGTTGCCGGCCCCCTTGAAAGTCCATCATAAAGTTGGCCGTGTTGCCGATGTCCCTCAAGTTCAGGGTCCGCGTGAGGTGGAGCATGTTCCCGCTCTTTAGCCAGCCGTGCATGGCCTTTACCATGGGGCCGCTCCAGCCCAGATCTTGCGCCGCGTTGGCCAAGTCGGTTCCGCCGTTTAGAACAAGATGGGATGCGCCAAATGTGTTCATTGCGGCGAGGGAGTGCCTTCCGTAGAAAGCTATTTCTGCACCCATCGAACCGCCCGGGTTCATGGATGTTTTGATCTGCTCTCCCGGAATAACGCGGTCAGCCTCTTCTCTGATCTGCTCGTCATAGGCATTCATGCCCTGGAGCACCATCCAGGCGGCGAGGGCATCGGGGTTGTTCAGGGCATTCCTCATCACAAATGCGGACTGCTTCACGCCGTAGGTGGCAAACGGTGGAACGTACAGGGAGGTCACGGGCCCAAGGCGGTATCCATTGACGTCCTGGACCTTGCGAAGCCAGCGGGGTCTGGCGCTGTAGTCGTGAACCGTGTCTTTCGCCCACTGTACTGCCGCAGAATCAGAGAGCTTTAGCGCCCTTTTGGCAATCTTATACGCGAAAATGCGGCGGGACGACTCCTCTTTGATGGTCCACCTTGCAATTGCCGTGTCCGCAAGCTCTAGGTTCGCCTGCCGGACTGCGCCCCGTCCTCCAGTCCAGATGTATTTTAGGCCGCGCTCTTCTGCTGACTCCTTTTGCCAAGCCCTCCTTAAGCGAACGTACCTATCCCAAACCCCTTTCTTCAGGCGCTTTTTGACCGCGTTTGGAATGGCCGCCGTACCTGTTTCGTACAGTTCAGAGATAAACCGAACCTTGGCGAGGACCTCTGGCAACCTGAAGTCCATCCCATCAATGGCCGCGGGCATGATCTCGTCGCCAATCAGCCCGCCAAGCTGGGCCCTTGCGTTTAGGTCCCCTGTGATCGCTGAGGCGCCGAGGCCCCGTGGCTCAATAAATCCGTCGCTCAACAGCCTTTTGATGTCGGGCGAGATGGTGTCGTCCTTGAGCCATGCGGTGGTTTCCTTCGCCGCCTGTCTTTTCAGCTTGATCCAAACGGCGTCAATTGGGCTTAGCCCAGACCTGCTTGCGACGTTAAGAAGATCTCCAATTTCGTTTCTGATTTGGTAGCCCGGGAAATTATACATCGTGTGGATGATCTTCCAGGTCGTCAGAAGCTGTTGGGTTTGAGAGAAGCTGTCGCGGGCGAGGCGAAGGTTTGTTGCAACCTCGTGCGGGACGTACTTTCCGGCCATCTTGCCGAACATGAAGTTGTACGGGTCAGCGCTGGCGGCCTTTTTTGATTCGACGTCACGGAACGAGGCGACCCGCGTATAGCCCGGCTTTGGCTTTGAGAAGAGGAGCCCGTTTGATTTGAGGCTGTCGTGTAGCTCTGAGAAGAAGTGAAGGTTCGCGATGATCGCGTCGGTCACGTCGATGCTGTTTTTGAGTGCATACTCGCTAATGAACCCGGTTGGGTCGTCGACGTGCATGTTGTAGAGCCTGACCTGGGAGTCGACCTCGGACTGCTTTCTGGCATGTCTTTGCGGTGTTCTGTGCATCGGAACGCCGTAGGACATCTGCTCCCGGTCTATTTGTATCTGCCTGTAGCTCTCGGTGGCGTCATTCCACAGTCTGGTTGTGTATGTGTTCAGCCTCTTGAAGATCACCTCTGGGTCGACGCCCAGAAGCCCGGGCAGGGACTCCTGTTGCCGGCGGATGATCTGATAGTAGCTATAGAGCGCAGAGTTTGGGTCTGACATCTCCCTTGCGAGCGTCTTGACCAGCAGGGGCGCATCCGGGTCGGCCGAGATTCGGATCGACGGGTCCGTCTTCATCAACTCAACAAAAAGCTCTTTCCTCTTCTTTGCCTCCTTCTTGGAGAACTTGGACTTGATCTTGTCCACTGAGGCCAGAAAGGTGTCTTCTGGCTGGATGGACGTAAGGGCCCCGCGCTCTGACACCGGAAGCTCAAATCCTTTCTTCCCCTTCATCCTGGACTGAATGTCGCCAAACAGCGCGGCTTGCTCTGAGCCGGACTCGGCGGGGGTCCACCGATAAACGGCCCCATCGTCCGACCGAGTGAGCATATAGTCCACCCAGGCGGCGTTGCCGCGAACAGAGTCCGCGTTCTTCTTGAACATTGCCAGAACAGTCCTGTGCCCGGTCGTCACGCCCTTTTTGTCTTTTGGTCCGCTCTTGGCGATCTTGCGGGCGTTTGTGGTAATGGCTTGGTAAAGCGTCGCCGCGGTTCCGAGTGAGTTAGGGTCGAGCTTGTCGCCGACGACTGCCCCCAAGAACTCGCGGCCGGGCCTCGGCACGCGAGAGATCGCGGGTAGCTCTGCGTCGATGACACTGTCGCCAATCATGGCGTATTCCTGCGGAAGCAGACCAGACCGCCGTTTCCCGCGACTGGCGGCCCTTGTTGTCGCGACATGACTTCCGTGACCACGAGTCTCTGTTGTCAGCGCCCAGCGCGCCCAAGGAGACCTTGTCATCTCCATGTGTGCCATCCACCCCCTTTCACGAGCAAGAAGGCTCTTCTTCGTCTTTGGTGCGGACTGGGTGTAATAGCTGTGAACGGCGTTGAGGACGTCGCCCATGAGGAGCGGCTTTCCGGCGGTATCTACAAACTCTGTCGGCCGGAGCATTGGATGGCTTGGGTCTGCAAACGACTTGGGGTTGGTCGGGGCAATCCGCACCCTGTTGTGGTTCATGACGTCGTCGTCAAAAGCTTTTGACGAGGCGTACCTCTTCTTGGACAGGGTGACCTTCACCGGCAGCAGCCGGTACTGCTCGGTCAACTCAGAGGCGAGTTCCGAATATGCCCTGGCGGACTGTGGGTCGGCGGTGTCCGCATCAGGCAAACGGCCGTAAGCCGCGGCAATGGCTGCCTGCTTGTCCTTGTCGGCCTTGGTTGGTCTGGCCTTTGATGCCGGCGCCGTCGAGCGATGTTGGGCTATTCTTGCCGCGATTCGTCTTGATGTCCTTGCGGCACCTTCCGTCGCGGGATGAACGTCGCCTGCATTGGCCCTGTATGAAAGAGGTCCGCTTCCCTTATCACTGTAAATCCAGAGTCTTCTAGTTCCCGTAGAGACCTTTCGAACTCCTCCTCGAAGTCCATGAATGAGCTTGCTCTTCTGCCTGTTCCAGGTGGTTCTGTCTTTGGCATTTTCCGGGTCTCCAACAAAATATACTTCTATGAAGTCGTCTGAAAAGGTGGCTCCATAAATCCCCGACTTCTTGATTGCCTTCTCGATTTGGGCCCGCGACAGCTTCTTGGAAAGAGATATGTGGACGGAGCGGGTGTTGTACGAACCATCGGCGTGTACCCCACCAAACCTTGAGCCTTTCGGCAGAACACCGCGAACATGGATTTCCTCTTGGTTGAAGTTCTTTCCAAACCTCATGAGGCCGGCCCTTACCGCCGGCTCGTCTGCCTCGGCGAATGATACCACAAGACCGAGTGAAGACTCAAAGTCTCCCCCGTACAGCCCAACCGTCCGATTTGCCTTGATTTCTACAGACTCGATGCCGCTCAGTAGGTGCTTGACCGAGTCGAAGGCAATGTCGGAGACGAGATGCTGGGCCGACAGGTCTCCTTTCGACGCCAGCGTGTTGAGCAACTCAAGGCCGCCGATTGAGCCCGTCCGCGACGAAAGATTCACGTCAATAGACACCTCCGCCTCGCCGGCAGACAGGGGCCTCCTTCGCTCGACCGCGAGGCCAGCAAGGCCCTGCTGGTCTGGTTGCGCGTGACCCGTGGGCGGCGGCGGTATCGTGGGCTCCGCGTCTGGAATGTTGTTGGCAACGGCGTCGACAACAACACGGCTGGCATACGCAATGTTCGCCTCTATGTCGGCTGGACTGACCCCAACATCCTCCATGAACTTTCTAAGCCGGGCCAGTGCAGCCGCGTCCTCTGTCGAGGGAATAACCGACTCGGCCTCTCTTGCCCAGACCGCCAGATTCTCCACCCCATCAGCCAGGGCAGCCTTCATGTCAACGATGGGCAGGCCCGATCTTTTGTCGTACACGAGTGAGCCTTGAATGCCGAAATACGCGATTCGCTCCGCATCTAGGTCTGAGATCGGTCGACCGTGATCTTTCGCCGCCGCAGTCTTTATAGTCTCCACCAGATAGGCCATGCTGCCCGGGTTCGCGACGGCGCCGCGCTGCTCGCTGGTGGCAAAGAAGCTCCGGTGGGGCTTCAACTCGTCGTTGAGCGCGACCAGCAACTGGCCGGCGCCGGTGTGGACGTCCCAAACGATGGGCTTTAGCCATGTTGGCGTTGAGTAGAACAGGCGGTGCGCCCAGGGCTGCAGAACCAGCGCCCTTTCTGGAACGGGCTCTTTCTTGAGAAACGACCCAATGCGCCGCGTGAATCTTGGGGGAATTTTGTGATAGACCGGCTCGCCGGCGGGGGTCTTTAGAAAAACGTCTTTTCCGGCAACCTTGTCAAGCCTTATGTGCTCGACACCCGCCTCGCCGGCAGCCCGCACGCCCGCAAAAACCTTCTGCGCCGAGTTGGCCAGGGTGTTTGACTGGTAAGACGACCTGTACGCCGCGATGGCTGCGCCAGGGGCGCCGCGGACGGGGGACACTTTGCCAAGCCTTGGCCGAGCCTGAACCTTCGTGCCGCGAATTGCCATCCCGCCCTTCGCAGCCATCCACGGGCCCGCAAGAGACTCGACCGGATAGACCCAAAGGGCCTCCAGGCCGGCCTCCATTTTTGTCTCCATGTCTCCGGGGGTGTGGATCGCCACGGCAACAGGAAGGGCCATTGACTCAAGAAGGGCCGTGGCTCCCTGTTTTGCGCTTCTGAATGTCCTTGAGGCGTGAGATGCTGGGGAGAGATTTCCGCTAATCAAAGATCTCTTGATTGCATTGAGCGACTCCTCCCCCTTTACATATGAGTCCTCCCCCCAGGCGCCGTATTTGACCCTCGCCGCAACATGACCGGCAGCCCAGGCCATCTCTCGCCACGAAACAACGCCGGCGGTCATCGCCATGAGCGGGATCGCGCCATAAATTGCGGTTGCCCCCGCAAGGGCGTTTAGTGGGGTTTGGATAAGCAGGTTCTCCATCCAGAGGTTTGAGCCAAGCCCCGGAAGTTCCTCGTCGGTGACGGCGGTCCCGCCAGCCCTGGCTATGTCCCGCAATCTCTGGGCCCTCTCCGCGCCGATGCCGGCTGTTGGTGGGGTGGACATATCGAAGACCTGGGCGCCAATCAACTCATTCACCCACTCCTCAAACTCTCTTCCGGCGCTGCCGACGCGAGCCGGACTTCCCCGAACGATTTCTCCTCCAGCAATATACTGGACTGCCGATATGAGACCCTTTCCAACGTCCTCGCTGATTGGTTTTACGTCAGCCTGCGCGCCATAGGCGTCGGCAACAGAAGCTCCCGGTGGCACAAGGGTCGGCGTAACCCCCTTTTGCGCGAGCGATGGCTGATCTTTGAGCGGCCCAAGCATCTGCAACTGCTCGTGAGGACTGAGGTCCTCCGGAGCGAAGCTCAGGATTTCTTCGGCAGACGGGCCTTCTGGGGTAAAACTCAGGATTTCTTCGGCAGACGGGCCCGGGTCGTCCGTCCGGAGAGCCAGGATCTCCGCCGCAAGCGGGCTGGTTGGTTCTTGCGTAGGCACTGGCGACTATCCTACCTAATTCGTTGGCCTGAGGAGTTCCATACGGCCCTTGCAGCCATGTCCCTCCAGTAGACCCTCCCGTCTTTGTGCCGCACGGGCTCTGCGGCGGCCGAGACCCCGGCCGGCCTCTCCGGCCCAGATCCAAGTTGCCCCGAGCGGGCGAAGTCCCAATATGGGGTTGGCTCAGGCCGGCGTGACGTTGGTCCCGGGGCTGCTGGTGGCCGGGTGGCCGCCTCTCTTGCGGCCCTTAGCCTTGCCGTCTCGGCTTCGATGCTTCCCCCCAGATCGGAGATGCTCTGGTCAAGGGCTGTGGAGTCAAATGGGCCAAACCCAAGCCTTGTGGACCTTGCCCGGATGTTCCTTCCCCGCTCCGCCACCATCCTGTTGATGTTGCTCTCCATCTGACGAATGTCCGATCGGGCGCCCTGTCTAACCTCTTTCTGGAGATCCCGCGATGCGGAACCGCCGGCGGCGGCCGCCCTTGCGTGGATGTCAAACGAGGGTCCCTGCGGCCTGAACCTGGAGATGCTCTTCATCATGGAGTCCGCAACAATGGGGTGCCCGAGCCTGCGAACACGGTCGGCGATATTTTTGAGGCGCTCCGCCTTCTGCCCCGGCTTGCCCGGCGAGGCCTCCGCCTCTTTGTAAATCGAGTCGAACTTGTTCTCCAGCTTGGCCAGCCGGCTGGACCCTCGGCGACCAGACCTTGCCAGCCTGGACCTGAGCGCATACTCCCTTTCCAGTTGCGCGGCCCTTGCAGATCGATCCCTCTCGGCCTCCCCGGCCCTGAACGCATACTCCCGCTCTCTAAGGAGCCGGGCCTCGTTCATTTTCCGACGCTCCGCGTCTCTTGCGGCGAGGGCCTGAGCTTCAGCCTGTTGGATCTTGAACAGATTTTGGAGGGCCGCGGGGATTGCCTCTGAGGCCCCCTGCATTGCCTGCTGGGCAGACATTTTGTCAATCTGCCGCTGTCGAAGCTGGTTCTGGAACAATGCGCCCTGCTGGTTTAGCGCGGCACGGTTGATCATCGCCTGATTCTGCAGGGCCGCCTGCCGCTGCATTCTAACCAACTCGATGGGGGTAAGTTGCTCTGGCATGGCTAGTCCTCTTCAGGGAAATACTTGGCAAACTTCTTCTTCTGCGCGGCGGTCGACTTGGAGAGGATATACTCCTTCACTTCCTCCCAAAACGGCGGGTTGCCAGCCCACATCTCCTGGTTGTCCATTATGCCCCTCAACCAAGCCCGCTGTGCGGGCGTCATGGAGTCGAGCACGGCGTAGATTCCTTCCGCGGAAAGAGATTTTGACATCCCGCCAAGCAGGCCGAGGAAGGAGTCGCCGGTGTCGATCCCAGCAATCTTTGACCACTTGTTCGAGTCTGCAAGGTATTTGTCCGCAGCGGCTTTGTCTTCTTTCGTCCAGTTTTTCTTGTTGCTGGTCAGGGGGACATAATAGGGCTCGGCCTCAGCCTCAACCTTCAGGAACATCGCCCTCTCCTCTTCGGTCAGCGGCTCTCCGGTCACGATGGAGTTTGTGATTGCCTCTATGGCCTCCTCAGACGGGACAAGACCGAGACCCGTGAGCATGTCCACAACCATCTTCGTCAAATTCGCGTTCGCGATTATGTCCCGGTTCCTAACGAAGTCGTCGTGCTTCGTTTTGTTGAAGTTCAGCATATCGTCTGCCCGCTTTGACATGCCGTTCTCCCGCATGATCTGAGCGTAAATGTTGGCTTGAATCTGCTTCCCCTGAAGCTCGGCGAGGCCGACCTTGTACTGAGCCTCAGTCATCGCGTTGACCGTATCCATGGCCTGCTGAAGAACCAAAGGAGACCCGCCAGCCATCAGCGCGCCGCCTGCCTCAGAAAGCTGGTTCGCGAGGTGGTCTTGCTGCTTTTGGATCTGCTTTTCTGCCTGCTGGATAATACCTTTTGAGATCTTACCGCCATGGCCGAGAAGCTTGCCCAACTCGTCGTTGAGCTTTTGCAACTCTTCCTTGGCGGTTAGGGGTGCGGTGCCCGGACCCGCCGACTTGGTGATGTCTCCGGCCGCCGATGTGTCGTAGGCAACCCCGGGCTCGTCGATGACGGCGTCGTCTGGAGCGCCGAACTGCTCTGCTGTTGGCACCGAGTCCGGGACTATGTCCCCGATTGGCTGTGAGCCGGGCTGGAGCGCGACAGGGCCGGCGGGCGGCTCGCCCTGGGCGTCAGGGCTGTCGGGGTTGTCGTCCATGTCTTCGGCCCTTTCCGTGAAGGTCTTGAATCTGCTCACCCTGTCTTCGATTGGGGCTGGCGTGAACCCGCCGGGGAATGCCGCCTCCATCATCTTGTCTGGCGAGAGCCCAAATCCGTAGTCTGGCTGATCCATGCCGATTCCGGTCTGTGTATCTCCAGAAAACACCGGAGCACCGCCGGGGGCGGGCTGGAACATAATCGGCTCGTCTTGTGGCCTTGGCACGGGCCCCTGCGGGAACAGTTGGCCAAAGTCCCCGGGCTGGATCATCGGAAGGTATCCGGCCGTTGGGGCCACACCGCGGGACAGTTGTGCAGTGTCGGCGAGGAGCCTTCTCTCCGCCTCCTGTCCTGATCGCATCTGGGCGATCGGTCGGGCGGCAGCGTCTGATCGTCCCCCAATTTGGCCCGGCGGCTGGGCGGCCATCCTGTTTTCCAACTCCGCGAGCCTTTGATCAACACCGATGGCGCCCTGTTGAATTGAGTTGGCCCGGAGAAATGATGCGACGGCGGGGGAAAGCTCTTTGGGCTGAACCCTGAACTGGGAGCCCTGTGCTGCCGGGCTGCCCTGGAGAACCGGCTGGTTGTATGGCACGGACTGGTTTTCCGGCGCTGGCTGGGCCTGCTGGTGCTCAAATGGAATCTGACGGCGTTGCGGGGGCAGCCCGGCCCGACCGACGTTCTGCTGCATCGCACCAGAAGACGGAAAGCCAAAGCCCTCCGCGTACTCGTTTGAAAATCCTGGATCAGTGTGTCTCGGCATCTTGTAGCCTATGGTTGAATCATCGTCGACATGCCGATGGTGGCGGTTGTTCTGGTCACGTTGCCTGCGCCGCCGCCTCCGGAGTTTGAAATCTTCATTCGGATGTATTCGCCCGGAGAAATTTCCGTGGCAGTCGGCGTAACCCGCTTATGGTACGTGAAGTTATCTCCGCCGGTGCTGGCAAGGGTCGTTCCTTTGTCGGCGTTGGTAAACGCTGCGCTACAGCCGGTAAGCGTTGTATACGCCCCGCCGACAGTCGTCGCCTTTTCCAGTGTCACGGTAATCGCATCATTTGCGCTAAACGCAGCAGACAGGGTGATGACAAAGTCCACCCCATACACTTTTGAGCTATCGCCGGCGGCAGAGCCACCGCCAAGAGCCACGTCTCGATAGCCCTCATACTCGGTATCGCCGGGGGCGAGGGTATTTGCAGACTTGAAGATCGACTCCACCCTGCAGTTGAATACCTGCAGGTTGTCCGCCGGAATGGAGCCAAGGAAGTTCTGGATATTCTTCAGCGCCGTCCTGATCGTTGACCCAAGAAGGGCATCGCCGTCGCTGATCACTGGAATTTTAGGTCCACTTGCCATTACACTCTCGCTTCGATTGCGGCGGGCTTCGCGTTGGCGGCCTCGGTAAAGTCAGTTCCGCTCTTATATGAAATAACGTATCCGCGCTCTCCAGACCACATATTTCCCAAGGCAATCCCGTCGTTGGCGGCATCGGCCCAGTAAATATCCGCGTCCACGCTGCCCTGGGACACGTCCGGCACAAACCGAGAGTTGCGAACCGCGCAGTTGTTGGCGTTTACAAGAACGCCGTTTGTCTGTTTCCCAATAAAAACGCACTCGTCAATGGCGCCGAAGGTTCCGTCCAGAGTAACGGTGCTTGAGTCGGTCGTGCCGGTCTGCTCAAACGAAATGCCGCGGACAGTGACCCTGCTTCCGGTCACCCTTATGGCTGTTCCTTCCGAGACCAGACGGACGTTGCCAACGCCCTCGATGGTCACCGGACCCTTTATCTCAATGGTTGACAAGATTCGGTACCTCCCGGGAAGAAGTCGGATAACCTCGTCGTCTGGAGCAGAGCTTACCACCCCAACAATGCTGTCGTAGGGGGTCAACTGAACCCCCGCAGAGGCCAGCGCGATGTTGATGTCGGAAACCAAGGACCCAGAACTGCTATCAACAGCAATGTCCATTGTTCCGAGCACATCGAGCGATGGCGTGCCGACCCTGTAGTCCTCTCTTGAGCCGACCGTCATCGGGCAACCCCCCTCTCCGGCACCACAACAACAGAGAGGCTCATCACCCTGAGTGAGGCCCCAGACTCGTCATCGACAATCTTTCGTAGTGCGACCCTGGCGAATTGGGTTGATGGACAGCGAACGTCCACCCTTTTGTCGAATGGCTGTGATGGGACCCAGTAGTGGGTGTCGGTTGTTTTTGAGCCACCATCCGCCTGCCACTTGCCCTTGGCAGTTTCTCCGCTTAACCCCGGCTGCCAGAAGTATGTGGAATCCACATTGTCGGAAAACTCCGCCGGCCAGGGATTCACCGTCGTCGAGTACTCCCTTCCATCTGCCGCGCTTGGCGTGTTTAGCTGGTTCACCGCCTCGAAGGGGGCCAGTTCTGGCATCAAGACAAGCTCAATCTTGTTCACGTCCGGCGTGCTGTCGTCGACGGTCTCCCTGAAGTCATGGCGACGGGTGGCATACATCCGAAGCCTGATTTGTCTGTACAGCTTTGGGGAGGCCGTTCCAATGTGGAATCTCCTTGAAATGGCAATCATTTCAAAGGGGTGCTCTGCAATTACCGGGGCGCCATCGCTGTAGGTCAGCTTTTGGTCTCCCGCACCCGGCCTGTCGAGGACAGAGATTGCGGTGTGGTTTGCTTGGGCGGAGGGAGATGCCGATTGTGTGGCAGAATTGAAGCAATGAAAGGACTGTGAGAACAGTTTGTCCGGCTCAAGCTTGCTTCCCATAAGGGTATAGTGTCCTGACATTGCGGAGCCAACGACATCTGTCGGGGTGGCCTCTGTTCCTCCCGCGTGGAGTCCGGCAGACACCCAGAACCAAAGCCTCTTTGTTGGGTAGTGGCAGCATATGATCAGGTCGTTGGTCTCTACGGCGCTCCCGCCCTTCAGCGCAACGCAGTACGTGTCTTGGGCTCCGATCACGGCGGCAGACGCATCCTTTAGCTGGGAGTGCGAGACGATAAACGGGATGTGTACATCTTCGCCGACGAGGGCAGACGACCTGGGCCAGCCGAAATTGGCGTCCCTTCCGCTGAACATGTCGTCTAGGGGCCTGGATATTCTTATGGGAAGGCCAGACCCATTCCAGGCGTAGATCCCATCTTTGGCCAGCCACATCAGCATCCCGTCTCGGGTCTGCTGGATTGTCCTTTGGGCGACACACCCGACCCCCATGACCTTCTGGGTCTTGGCCGGCGGACTGTTGGTGACCCACATCTCTGTGTCTGTGAAGACGATGAGTTGCTTTCTGAATGACGCAAGACCCGTGATGGCCCGGTAGGTCGGCATCGCGGACACCCAGGCAGGCCGGACACATCTTGGCGATGTGAAGTCCGAAAAGTAGATCATGTACGGGGCCGCCTGGACGTGCTTCAAGTCTGGCGAAAGCTTGGCGCCTGCCTTCTTTGCGTCCTCAGAGACCACGACCAGGGTGTTGTCCTCATCAATGGTCTTGTCGGCCTCAAGCCACTGCCTGTTGTCGAATCCCGCATAAACCATGCGGCCAAGGTGCTCAACGATAATGCTGGCCCCGCGCATTTCAGTGAAGTAGGCATATTGGTCTTGGCTGTTTGCTGGGGTGTAAAACGTCTTGCTTACGTCGGTTATCTTCTTCTCGAACTCCGACCAGCGCCAAATGCTGCCGCCATTTGTGAAGTATAGGTAGTGGGCGTACTCGGCGAAGACGTATGGCTTTCCGGGGCGGTCGTTGGCCAGCCGAACGTCAGAACCCCCAAGATTGACCACTTTACCGTTTACCGTGTAAACGATAGCAAAGCACTGCTCCGTATACTTCTCCGCATCAGGGGCCGCCGATTGAGAGTCGGGTCTGGTGATGGATATGATGTAGTCGACCCCGTTTGGCGAGGTAAACAGGTGGGCTCCGAGAGGCGAGAAGCTTTCGGTCGCGGCGGTCTTGTATGTCGCGGGGACGTATCTCTCCACCGGAGGGACGTTGCCGTCATCCTCCTTCGACCATGTGTCTGGGGTCTGTATAACGCGCCAGCCGTCGCGGGCCTCCAGGACACCCCGTGATAGGTTGCAATTGATAAGGAAGTCAAACTCGGCCTGAGCCTGCTGGGCGGGCTCAAGCTGCATTCCGCCGAAGACCGGGAGGACCTGGGATTCCTGGGCGGGCACTGTGGCTCCTTACCGAACGTGGAGGTCGGTAACGCGAGAGGGGGACTGGCTTTGCTGCTGAAGCCCAAGGGTTTCGATGAGGGACTGGAACTTGCGGGCGTATCTGGTCCGCAGATCTGAGCTTTCCTCGCCGACGTTCATCAGGATGTCAATCGCAGCGAGCATTGGAATGATGTCGTGGTACTCAGACAACTCCCCGGTCGTGCCGGCGTCGATCGAGAGTAGCTCGTGGGCGTTGGCCGTCGGGTCAAAAACCTGTGGGATCAAGTGGACCCAAAGATTCACCGTGGCGTCATCAAAGGGGTACAAGAAGAGGTTTCGGCCGTAGAGCTTCCACTGCTTGTCGGACGTAATCACTTGATTCCACGGGTCTTCATTCGGCCCGACCACAGAAGACTGATAAAGGTCCGTAACGTGTTCCGCAACCGGCATAAGGGTTGGAATATTGGTTGAAGACGGCACCGCCTGCGTATCCAGCTCAAAGATGGCGAGCAATCGAACCCACCGGCCAACGGTTGCTGGCGCAGCCGCCTCGTCTGTCGCCGTATCCAGTACGATTGAGACCGTGCTCGCCGGGTATGTTACGCGAACCTCCTTGTGGAAGTAGTCGACGGTTCTGGCGCAAATGTCTGAGTAGACCTCGCGGTTTGCTGAGACGATAAGCTCGTCCAGCTTCGCGTCAGTCCATTGTGCTGCTGAGGGCTCGTTGATAAAGAACCGCACCCTAGATCTGGCAGCCTGAAGGTCCATGACACTCCTCCGCTAAAAAGGGGCGCTCGATGGGACGGAGATGGTTGGATACGGATCGCCCGTATTCAAGATCTTCTCCTTGTACTTTCTGATCAGCCAGCCGGCAAAGTCTGGGTCGCAGTTGGCCATGGCCTCGCGCTGGTACTTTTCGTCAGCGTCCCTCTCCATCTTGCTGATCTTTTGCTTGATCCCGCGCTTGCGCGCTCTCTCGGCAAGATTTCTGGATGCCCAGTTGGCGTAGTCGAGGTGGTCGAGGATGGCCCAGGTCTCGCCGGGCTTTGCCTCTCTGATCAGAAACATATCGCCCCGGTCGCCCTTGGTAAAAATCAAAAGCTTCTTGTCGGGGACGTGGTAGACGATTCGAATGCTTGGGTAGCGCTCGTTGATGGCCGACATAACGTTGGCCGGGAAACCGTGGTCGGTGCCGGCCCGAACATCGTCGCCAAAGCCATCCACAAAGGAAAACTCCTGGTTTAGAAGCTTGAGGAGGCCCATAAAACCCTCCGGCAGAGCCGGACCCCGGCCGGGAAAACCCGACCGAGGTCCAGCAGCCGAATCAACTAGCGAGGCAGGCTGGCCGAATCAACCGTGATGTCCACGGCAACGCCGTGTGAGTTCAGGTTGTTGTATGCCATCTGCAGGTACGCCTTGTAGAAGCCGCGCACGCTGTCCTGTGCGGTCCCGCCGACAGCCATCGACTTCAAGATCGCGCCACCGCGATCATCCCAGCCGAAGTCGCGCCGGACGGCCCAGAAGAGATTGCTCTCGTCGAGGGCGAAGATCGCACCGTAGGGGCAATACTTGTCAACAACCCAGTCGTAGACCTTGTCGGACGCAAACGAGATCGTCTGATAGCCACCCTTGAGGCTATCGTTCGAAAACCGCGCCTGATCTTCCATGGTCTGGACATACTCAAGCAACATCGAGTAGTGCGTGACAAGAAGACTCGGCGAGCCCTGGCCAACCTCCTGGATGTTGTGGACAAGACTGTGGATCTTGGACGCGTCAAAGGCCGACGAGGCGCCGGTGTGGTCCTCCGAAAACGACCGCCACGAGTAGTCGCCCGCGGAGGTGATCGCAATGCCCTGGAGCTTTTGAGACGCGATGTCCTGGAAGTCCGCCGTGATGGCGCCGAGACCGTTGAGACCGTTGTCGAACTCAAACGTTCCGCTGGTCTTGTTCGACCCGACAACGAACCAGTCATCTTTGACCGGGTCTTTGTCTCCGGCCTCCTTCTTGGCAACCGTGATCTTTTTTGTCGACGTGTTGACCGCCGTGACCTCTCCATAGCCAGCAAGTGTGCCGCTTTTGAATTCAGCCGCAGAGCCCCAAGAAACCGCGTCACCAACACGGAAATACCGCGTCGTGCCGTTGGCATCGACGTTTGTGTACCCGAGCGGCCTCACAATGTCCGGGGTGGACGACTCTCCGACCGTGGCCGATCTTCCGAGAAAGCAGTTCAAGCTATTCTCGGAGTCTCCGGTTCCGTCGACCGGCATCCCCCAGACCGCACGACCGAAATGGTTGCGCGAGTCGTTGACCATTCCCTGCATTTCGGAATCCAGCGCTCGACGGAAGCCGCCGCGGTCGCTGAGAACCGCATCCAAAGCAAGGCCGGTCAACTGAACCGTTCCGTAGAACAGAACGTCCGTGACCTCTGCGATCTCGTACTTCTGCCCGCCCGCGGATGGGAGACTCCCGGTCTCGTCGCGGAAGCCAACGCCGGTGTTGCGCTTGGTGTGGACAGGGAAGGAGACCTTCCGACCAGACCACTTCATGTCCTTGCGCTTTTCAAGGCGATCAAGGGCGAAGTTGTTGTTGTTGATGGTCTCCGCAATGCGGGGGCCGTAAAAATCTTTCAGCAAACCATCAAGAGACTGATAGTAGGATGCGGTGCCTTTGACGACACCCTTCGTTGTAACTGCCATTTTCTACTCCAATAGAACTAGTTCGCGGGCATATTGACATCAAGCCATGCGTCTACCGCAGCCCCGAACTCCTTGTCTGATAGTTTGGCCGGATTTGGCGCCTTGCTGACGGCCTTCGCCGCAGCATTTGCCCGTCCCTTGACGGGCTTGCGACCCCTCCGGCCCTTGACTTTACCAACAGCAGCCTCCTGCGCCTGCTTGTAGATACTGTCGAAGGTAGAGAACGCCCCGTTGACGGCAACCCTGACCTCGTCGATTCGGTTTGGGTCTGCCCCGATTGCACCCAGGTGGGTGTATCCGGCCTCCCAAAGTCGAGCCTTGACGTCGGTGTTGCTTTCAAACTTGGTTCCTTTTGTGACATTTTCAACAAACCCCTGCACGGACTCCTGAACCCAGTTTTGGTAGTTCGACATGCGCTGCTGCTCTTGAGCTTGGCGCACCTCGTTCTCCTTTTCTGAGCGCAGCCTGTTCAGTTCACCACGCATCGACTTGAGGTCAACGCGAAGAACCTGCGTCTCGTAGTCCGGGTCTGTGTCGTCGAGATCGGCATACGGATCTCTGGGTGGCGCAGGTGGCTTGGTGTTTTTCTCAACGAGCATCTGACGAAGCTCTTGAATAACGCCCACCAACTGGCCGTTCTGCTGCGAGAGGTTGTCGAGTTGCTTGTCTCGGTTTCCGATCTTTCGATCAAACTCCGCCTTCAGGTTCTCGATTGGCCTCCCGGCAGCATCGACACTGTCATCATAAGGATTCTCTACATCTTCAACTTCCTCCGCCGCACCTTCGCCCAGATCTAACGCGCCTGTTTCGATGGGGTCGTCCTCGGCCGCAGGAGCGACCTCGATATCCCCCGGCTCGGTTGCCGCAGTGTCCTCAGACAAGCCTCCATGCGAAGCACTAAGCGCCGCATCAAACTCATCACTAGTGCCCCATGTGGGGCCGCTCTTTGAAGCAGTCTGGGTCATTTCTTACCCCTTGGTCGTTACGCGACCAGCCGATTATAGAGATGCTCCAGTTATGTCTGCCATCCCCAACTGCTCCGCCGGGAACGGATCTGGAACCTCTCCTCCAAACTCCTGTCCGGCGTATGCCGGAACATCTGGCACGGAACCAGCCCGCTGTTCAGGGGCTCCCCCCGGCCCCGGAGCCGGAGGGACACCGCCCTGGAGCATAGCTGCGTGCTGTTGTATGTGCAACAGAAACGATTGCTTAATTTGGTCCGTAGCATCGTAAAATCTTTGTTCTTTCATCGTTTCGATGTGGGACTCAAGATGTGCCGCATGATCTTCGTACTGTGCCGCGGCTACTTGATCGCCGTCAAATAGCAGGTCATTTTCGGAGCGCGCTCGTTCCTTATCGCGTCCTTCGCCGCCAAGTAGATCGGCAATGTCACCAAACTCCAGCATTCGTAGTGCGCGCTCGCGGTCGATAAGCCCCATCTGTACCAGTTGAAGGACCAGTTGCCGGCGAGCCTCCTTGTTATTCGGTAGACTGGACTCAATTTGAAATTCAACATCTGAGAACCTGATCTCGCCAGCCTCCATGGACTTGACTTCGCTTACCGCGTTTTCGCCCAAAATTCGGTAGTTTAGCTCGTAGTCGGCGTTATCTCGCCAAGTTTCGAGCATCATTCTGCCAAGCTCTCGAAGAGACTGTCGGATGCACTTCAGTGTAGGGCCGAGCTTGGTGTTGTCTTGCTCTGACTGAAACAGAACAGACCGGCCGGACTGTGATGAGCCCGCCATTCCAAGGGACGCCTCGTGCAAACCAAGCACATACTGCTGCGCCTCGCGGAACATCTGGGTCAGGTTCATCATGTTTGGAGAGACCGGGTCGCCGCGGATCCACTGCGGAGGTCCGTGGGTTGGGTTGTACTCAATCTTCTCGCCCGGCGCGCTGGTGATCTTCGTAACCCCAGATCCCTTTGGAATCAGCCACTTGCCGTGAGCGGCGAGGCCCATCTGCTCCATAATCAGGGAATAAATCTGATTTATGTTCATCTGAAGGCCGCGGCCGTTGTTCATCGGCGTAAGCCCATAGAATGACTCGGTATCCGGGTAGAACGGGCAGTAGACAAAGGGAAGTTTGTCGATCGATCTTTCGTCCGGGCCGGGCTTTTCGTACTCCAGAACCTTGCCGCCAGCGATTAAGATCCTGCGGCCACCAGGGAAGTCTTTTGACGGTCTTTCCCAATACTCCTTGACCATGACCATGTCTTCGGAGAGTTCCATTTGCTTGTCGAGGTTGTCGATCCAACTCAGGCCGAACGACGACGGGCTGTCGGGAACCACCTCCTCGCCCCAGCGCTCGAAGACCTCGTCAACGTGGATGAGATGAACGTGAACCAGCCATCTGGCGTCCTTCATCCTCTTGGCGCCGGGGTCTATGAGCACCTCGAATGGAGAAACAGACTCGACAAGGAGGTCTCCCTCCTTCCTCTTCCTCTCCGATTCGGGAATTCCCAGGTCATCGGCAACGAGAGGGTCAATCTCCCTGGTTTCGCCGGCGTCGGGATCCCAAGAGACCTTCCACCAGCCAGAGCCTGTTGAAAAGAGGTCGCTTGTCCAGCGGGTCAACTCAATGTCCCAGCCCATCTTTCTGAAGTGGTACTTTATAAGCCTTTCGCACGCACGAGCGACAGACCTGTCCTCGTCTGTGTTCGTTGCCGGCAGAACCGTGGGCTCGGGCCTTTGCGACGTGAGCTTTGCAACAATGACGCGTTCGATCGAAAACAGCCCGTTGACCGTGATTTGGCGGCGCCACGACTGTCTCGGAACCGACCGCAACCCGCCGGCCGAATCGTCCGCAGTGTACCATTGGTCGCCGCGAATAAAGGACTTGTTAAGGAGCCACTCCCGGGCCAGTGCAGCCCGGGCCTCTTCAGCCCTGGTAAACTGAGAGTCCACGTGGACGACCGGGTCTTCCCCGGTACGGGCCATCTCGCGACGGATCCTTGCTGAGCGGATGTCTGAAAGTGCCTTCGGCATTTACTGTCCTGCCGTAGAGCCGGCACCAACCAGGGCTGAGTCAAACTGGACCGGCGTGTAGGCCGGTAGGCCGAAAGAAAGTGGGGCGCCCATCGTCGTCGGGGGCGGTGGCGGTGGCGGTGGCGGTATATACCCGGCGGCGGGAAGAGGCCCGCCAACCCAAGAGTCGGGGTCCCAGAATCCTCCTGGAGCCTGCGGAAGTCTCCTCTGCTTATCCTCCCACTGCCTGTAGTAGGGGTAGGATCCGAACATGGCCTTTCCGCCCAGGGCGGTCTGTCTTTGAACGTCATACGGATTTTTCGACAGGGGCGATAGGGCCATTTGCGTTGCACCATAGGCCATGCCGGCAGCACCAGGGTTACCAGACAACATTGCCAGCCCTCCGGCAACCATGGGGCCAAACGTCTGAAGGTAGAACTTCCAGTCTTTTTCCGGGGGCTCAGGCATCGCCGGAGCCTGGGGCAACGCCGGGGGTGGGGGCAGTTCAATTTTGGTCCATCCGGTGGGCTTTGCCATGGTTACCCCTGCGTCGTGAGTGATGTGACGTCTAGCGTATCGAAGAGCTTCTGGTCGTCGGCAGGGTCCGTTCCCTTGATGATCTCCGCGAGAAGGGGCTTCGAGGCCTGCTCTGCGACCTGGGCCGTTGCGTCCGGATTGTATCCAGACGAGGTAAGGGCCTCTCTGTATGCGTTGACCTCTAGCGGGTCGGTAACATCGAAAACCAGCGCGGTGCCGTCAGCCAGGACCAAAAACACCTTGTTGTTTCTGTAGTCTCTTAGGGGGATGAACGGTGCCTGCCCGGCCTTCTTGTTTCTGTTTGCGGCCTGGACCGCCTGCGAGTACATGCTCAAGAACAGCCCCTCGTACCGGTCGCCTGACCCCGCCATTTCCGCCCTTTCCGAAGACGGCTTTGCCCGGGTGCTCCCCGGGGTTACGCTCCTTTTCTTTTTCGAGCGGCCTGCTGAGGCGATTGCGCTGGAGACGCCGGCCATTGCCTTTTGGGCCGCCAGCTTTCTTGGGTCAATAACGCCAGAACCCATCTCCGTGTCTTTGTGTGGTCCTCCGGCAACCTGCTTCGGGCCGGGCCTCTGCATGGACATGCCCATCATCTGGTCGAATGCGCTCGCTTGGCTGTAGTCCGGGCCACCATCGGGCCGGTGGTCGGCGTAGTATTGGTTTGATGCTCTAGGCCGGAGGTTTTGGTCGTCCGGGGTTGTGGGCTGGCGGTACACTCTCGACGAGGTCGTTTGCCCAGGTCGTCCAGCGGACCCGTCTGGCGGTGGCGCTGACCTGTCCAACTCCGCAACAGTGCCCGGGGGAGTCTGGGTCTGGTATTGGTTTGCTGGATCAACATCCTGCCCGGCGAAATATCTGGCCGGACCTCCGGCCGGGTTGGGCTGTTGGCCGACGATTGTTTGCAGGGGAAATGCCGCCATGTCTGTGCCCTGAATAAAGGCCGAGGGCCGCAGCGGGGCGTTGATGTACGGAAGTGGCGCTGGCGTAGAGCCCAGCCGTTGATCTCCAGGTGTCGCAATCTGCCGGAGCTTCTGGTTGTCGGCAAGCAGCCTCTGAATAAACTCCAGCAAGGCGCGCTGGTTGGGCGGGGCCACCCCGATACCTTGCGGCGGAGCCTGGGTCTGGGTGACGTTGGGCGAGTAGCCAATTCCTGGAGGCATGTCTTACTCCCAAATCGTGGTTGGCATGGCGATCTCTGGGCCGTCCTCTTCCGCCGGATAGCGCTCGTTTGGCCCCCACGTAACACAAGTGTCCGTGTTGTTGGAAGAGTCGTACTCTGGGAGCGACTTGGCAAGAGAAAGTCTTGAAATCTGCTTGATTAGCTCGCTTCGCTCCAGGTCGTGCGCCCTTCTGATCGAAGAAACCGCAGTCCTGTTTGTGTAATGCTCAATGATGAGGGCAACCGCGAGCAGAGTCACAATGGACCAGGGAAGCGTCAACATGGGCACCTACAGCAGGCCGAGGCGAAGGAGGTTGTCTGGGATGGACTCCGACCCATCTTCCTCTAGATCTTCATAGACATCCGACACCTTTGTCCAGACTATTCTGGATTTTTTCTGCTCTGGCTTGAATTGATCGTCCAAATCTGAGTCCTCGTCGTCCAGCAGGCAGCCAATCATCATCGCGAAAACGTAGTCGTCGTTTTTGCCGTCCATTGCCTGGGGCTTGTTGGTAGACGCTGAATAGCAGAAGTGCCCCAGTTCGTCCAGGAGGCGCTCGTCGTGGATGACGATAGACCTTGACCCGCCCCGAAGGTATTTGCGGGCGGCGCTGATTAGCATCGGCCGACTCTTGGCGGTCGTCTCAAACCCCAGCGTGTTCCTGATGATCTTGCCCTCGGCCCTCGACCACTCCAACTGCCTATAAATACAGGGATATGCGAGCTTTCTTAGCTCTTTCAGGGTGTGCCTTCCGTATGTGTTGGACTCCGGGCAGACAACCCCGTTGTTGTAAAGCCTTCCCAGCAGATCGAGCATAACGGCCAACTCGTCGGGGTCTGGGCGGCCCCTATAGGAGGCGGCCTGCTCCAACATGCGACCACGTCGGCACCAAACAGAGATGACGCTGAAGTCCTGTGCCGTCCCGCCGGAGCACACATCTGCCGTGATGATGTACCTTTCGTTTGCCTCTGGTTCTAACCAGCGTAAGAACTGGCCGTTTTCGTCGGCCTCAACACGGATGCTCCCGTCCTTTTCAACAAGGTCAAAGGCGGTCGGCTCAAACACGTTTTTGTGCTGTTTTTCCAGATGCTTGTGCGAGAAGACTGTGCGCCCGGAGGCAAGAAAACAGGACACGTCGTCGTCGGGGTATTCCTGGAGAATTCTCTCCTCATCGCCGTCGCAAACGTTCCTAAACGTGTTCCCCCACCAAAGCCACTGCCCGCAGTCGAGGCCGAGCCTTCCGATCCTATCGTAATCGTCAGCAACAAACCCGCCGCGCTCCCTTACGTCCCTCTTGCCGGTGGCCCTCCACTCGTCCCACGCTTCGCGAACAGACTGTGTTGGCCTGACCGAGTTGGTCGGAACCGCGTGCCACGGAACAAACCATGCCTTGTAATCGCTCTTCCCAAGCTTGGCGCGCTGGTACTCCTCGTAAAAGTAGCCCCCCTTTCCATTCGGGGTGGACTCGAAGATCACAATCTTCCACGGCCCCAGCTTGACGGTGGACTTGACGCCGGTAACCAGATCTCTGGCCGCCTGATAGAACGCCGGCTCCGAAAAATGCACCGCCTGCAGGGTCTTTGAACGACCCTTCTTCGCCGAAACAGCCTTGGTTCCCGCGGTTGCGATCCGAACAGACGACCCGTTCTTCCAGAACATGCCGAGCTTCCTCGACGATCGATCTTGGTCCGGCTTGATGTCAGCGCTCATGTTGTCGTACATGAACTGGTACTTGGAGAGAAGCGTGTCCGTCGAGTCCTCGTCGTGGGAAATTACCATGGTCTGGTAGTTGTCCATAAACGTGCAGAGCCACGTAATCAGAGCGGCGACCCAGGTCGAAAAACCAGCCTCCTGCCGAAGCTTCAGAATGATGAGCAGAAGTGGTTGGCCGGAAAACAGCCGCTTAATCGCATAGTCTGTGACCCGGACCTGGGGGTCATTCAAAACAAACGGCACCGACTGGCCGGCCTGATTTGTAATCCGAACCTCGTTCTCGCAGAAGAAGGCAAAGTCCCTGGCCAACTCCAGGACGTACTCCTCGTCGAGTTGATCGGCATCAGAATAGTAGTGGTGGAGGTACTGGGCCTTCTCGACGATGTCCAGGGGGAAGGTGTCCTTGCTGTCAGTCGACATACTCGCGCCTCTTGGCGGTCATTGCCCTGACCCTCTGCATCTTCTCGTCCTTCGTCCTCTCCGGGGCAGAGACCGCAATCTTCATGCACCGGTCGAACCACTCCGCCTCCGCCTTCGTTTTATTGCCTTCGACAGCATCAGCAAGCCGAAGTAGGGCAAAATCAGCCATCTTCTTGACAGCCTCGTTCTGAAAACGCAACGACGCAAATGCTCGCTCAACCTCATCGACCGCCCCTGCTGACATGCCGCACCTCGTTGTGCCCGCCCAACGGCAAGGGGCCGGAGCTACCGACCGCATCCTGGAAGGAGATGGGGCCGAAGGGCGAGCGAGCAAAGCCTACCACAACCGCAGAAAATACCGCAAACGGCCTGTTTTTGATCATAAAATGCACGTAGGACACAGCCTGTCCTATAGGCAAGAACCCCAACAATTCCAAGGGGGAGACCCCTGTCCGTCAGTGAAATGTCACAGAAGTGTCACAGAAATGTAAAAGTTATGTAAAAGGTGACTTGACAGGTTGTGGTGTACGGGGACCCGGGGCACACTTTGGGGTGCTGCATTGTATGTCCTGACCGTAGGTCGGACACCTGAATTCCAGAGGAATACGGGTGTGGCACCGGAGCGGAAGGACCAATATATCCCCTGCACTGATGGGCGGCCAAAGCCACGAACCCCATTGCCCCTTCATAAGCGATCGGTAAGGCTGCTGAAAACCGGTAGCTTCCCCGCAGGGCTTTGCAAAATACAGATATATCGGGTGTGGGGGTTTCAAATAAAAGGCACCAGCGCGAGGCGGCGAGGGCCCCTTACCCGGCCCCCTGCACACGTTATATATATACACGCAGGTTTGTGCTGCCTTCACATATCCTAACCCCGCGGAATCCTTGAGTTGTGGGTGTGGTTTGCTGTAGGGGGAGTGTGCTGGGCGGCGGAGGGAATGGGACATTGACCCCAGGCCCCCTACCTTTTGATCATAATCCCAAACGCTGCACTGAAACCCCAGTACCCCATTCAGCCAAACGGGAGACGGGGGGTTTTACACAGCTATTACAAAGCAGAGCAGTCCTTCATCCGCAGTCGATATCCTGGTCGTTTCAGGCCTTTCCTTCCTGTTGACGGCCTTGACCGCTAGCACGGCCTACTGTAAAAGGGGGGTCCGTCTGCCGGTTGCGCGCTGGGTAAGGCGAGGTGGACAAACCCACCGTGAGCTTGAAAACCGAATAAACCCGGAGTCTCGGAGTAACTGAGTACCCCAGTAAGCGCTGCACGGCGCCGACCGTAGGGTGGAGCACGGAACACCGTACCACTCGCGTCTTTGACAATCGGCGGGCACCTCTGTAGGTGGACATGCGAAAGGCAGGACAGTCGCTGGGGGCACACATCGCTGGGAAGCGACCCCGACTAGGCCAGACAATGCAATGGGACTCTCTCGAATCTCTCTCTCTCTCTAATGGGCCTCCGGTCCTGCCTTTGGGCAGGGCTGGGGGCCCGCCAATGCTTCCGACTACCGGTCGGCGGCATCGGCCGGCAAATCAATCCTGGTTTGCTGTTTATGAGAGGGAATGATGAGAAAAATTGAAACCAGAATCAACGACATTGTGCTGGGTTGTCTGCGTGGTAAGTACGCCAAATCGTTCGACAAGCAATTGACGAAACGGGACCGTATTCGATACCAGCGGGAGGCCTGCACCGTCGACGTGTTCCTGTGGAACAGCATCATTGCAACGTTCGCGGTACCGGGGCCGATACGGTCAATATCCGCGACTACATGCAGCATTTCACACTGCGGATACGAAACGTCGACTACCAAGTCCAGGTTGAATGCACTGCTGGGGGCCTTTCACCGCGATGACGCAAGTCTGTTTCAGCGGGACTTCGTCTGGCATATCAGCGTCGACACCCCAACCCGACACAAAACGGCCAAGTTCGACAGACTGACCACCAACGGTGGTCGGTACAGGTTTCTCGTTCACTGTTGAGTGTTTCTAGTCTGCACAAGCCTCCGGGTTTGTGCAGGCAATGAAGCCCTGCAATTTCGCAGACTTCGAATAGAGAGGGAATGAAAATGAAAACCAATTCAACCAGTTGGCTGCCGGCATACATCCGCAACAGCGATATTCGACCTCCGGAAGGGCGCCCAGAGCGCATCAAGGAAGCCCTGCTGCGGTGGTTCAATGTCGGCGGCAAATACGACCAGGACATCGTCATCGAAGACGACGCCGCGGTCTACTCCGACACCGTCCGGGGCGGCTACTGGGTAAGAGCGGCCGTGTTTGTGCCGACCACAGAGACCTTCTAGCCTTCTAGGCTGCACAATCTTCGGATTGTGTAGCCGATGAAGTCTTGCAATGTCGCAGACTTCGAATAGAGAGGGAGCACAAGATGGCAACTCAACGACAGAAAGAGCAGGTTGCTCGTAAGGTGGCGAAAGCATTGGCGAAGGTTAGCAGTCTCGGCGCGGGACAACAGTTCGGCGTCGACAAGCCGCAGAGCGTTGCCAAGCGAGCACAAAACCTGCTCGACAGCAGCGGTCAATATGGGGCTTACATCGTGCCCGGTGACCCGAATGAGTGGTCTGGCGGCGAACCGCTGGCTACCATCTATATGGAGCAGCACGGTGGCCCCGGAGACTGTGTCCTGCCGCTAGACTACTACAACTTCGGCGACGAGGACTCCTGCAAAGCCAGCGCCTTGCTAGGCAACTACTTCATTGAATTCAACAATGCGGCGGTTGCTCACGTTTGGCCGGTGTAGTTTTCTAGGCTGCACAAGCCTTCGGGTTTGTGCGGCCGATGAAGCTCTGCACGACAGACTTCCGCATACCATTCCGGTGTGCGCTTTAGAGGGAGAGAATCATGACAAACCCAACAAGTATCGAAAGGCTCCGCTATCTGGCACGTGAATTGCGTTCCGGAAAGCACGAGGAGACGGCCGGCAGCCTTAAGCTGGGCGGCCAAAGGTGTGCTCTTGGCGTTGCCTGCGACATCATACTCAACGAAAGCCAGACAGGCCTGGAATGGAGCCCGGTAGAGGAGGGAGCCCGGTGTAACACCTTCTGGTGTCCCGAAACAGGCGAACGGCATTCCGCGATGGATGAGGTCCGACTGTACTTCATGGTTCCAAACGACGCGATTTGCCGAATTGCTGGGGCCAATGACGAGGCCAACGAAGGCGAAAGGCACGCCGCGGCGGCAAAAGCGATTGACCGCATCATCGGCGACTGAGTGTGTTTCTAGGCTGCACAATCTCCGGATTGTGCGGCCGATGAAGCATTGCTTCCGCGTCCCGTTTGGGACGTGCACATTGGAGAGAGGGATATGTTTACTGAAACACAAACGGAAAGGCTCAAGTATCTGGCTCGCGAACTGCGGTCCGGCAAATACCCTGAGTGCGCTGGGCAACTGCGACGAGGCGAGCGTTTCTGCGCTATCGGTGTCGCTTGCGACATACTTGTGAACGAGACGGACAAGGGTTTGTGCTGGGAAGGCGACGAGGCTGGCAAGCGGCTTGCACATGCCGATGAACGGCATGGTGCCGCCGATTGGTCAAAGCAGGTCGGCGGCTACTTCGGCTTGTCCACAAACGAGGCCCTGTCCATCGCTGATGCCAATGACCACGGCGCGAGCGCCGGAATGCGACACGAGGCCGCGGCACGGGTCATCGATGCGCTGGTCGACAGCTAAGCCTGTTTCTAGTCTGCACAAACCCAAACAGTTTGTGCAGGCAATGAAGCAACGCTTCCTTGCGCCATTTGGCGCATGAATAGAGAGGGAGATACTATGTTCAACGACCCGAAGGGCCTTATCGGCCGACCGGACACGTCCACCAGGAAGGGCCGACGGTACTACCGCAAGCTCTGCCGCATTGCCGCCAAGAAGGCCCGTCGAGCCCTCTTCCGGCGCGACCGGAGCCCTGCTCCCCCGCCCTGCTGGATGTGCCTCGACGCGGCCGCCCAGTGGTGCCCGGAGTGCTAGTCTGCATTCCCCAGTCTGCACAATCTCCGGATTGTGCAGGCAAGGGAGTGTGTAATGTCGGCTGGGAATTTCCCCAGCAGTCTCGCAGACTTCAATGAGAGAGAGAAATGCAAATTACATCCAGAAACGGATACTCTCCGCAGCCCGGAGAGCGTGTCCGCATCTACTGGAATTTCCACAAGAAAACCTACTCCATCCAGGCCAAGCGCAAGGGTCGGTGGGTTGTCGTTGGCTACTCGGACCAGTTTGTGGTTGTCGACGTCTCGTTTGTGGTCTCCGATGCGGGTTGGCGGCGGGTGCTGCGGTCCGGCAGAAAGAACGTTCATGCCTTCATTTGCGGGGAGTGGGCGGGCGGCGACGTGGCCGACGCAACTGCAAGGATTGGCGCTATCGCTGGCTATGTGGTCACATACAACCCGCTCAGGGGTCCGGCGTTTAGAAGCCAGGGCGCGGAAATCAACACCTCCGGTGTGGTGGTCGGAAGAGTCTTTGCCGACGTCGCAATCCCCTGGGTCATCGCACAGCCGGAAAACAGAACCGCTGTTTGATGTTTCTAGTCTGCACAATCTTCGGATTGTGCGGGCAATGAAGCCGACAAACGGTTTCCGCATGCCATTTCAGCATGCGCTTTAGAGGGAGAGACTTATGTTCACAAAGCAGCAAAAAGAGCGGCTTACTGAGTGTGTTGAACTGCTGGAGACAAACCAATATCCGGCGGGCATGTCGCGGACGACGCTTCGCTCGATCGAGCGAGGTGAGGCGCAGTTCTGTGCACTTGGGGTTCTTTTGGACACCGTTGTCAAGGAGGACGCGACCCTCCGGTGGGGAGACGGATACTGGGACAGTGATGTGATTTACCAAGACGACGGCCCCGGAGAGACATATCGGGTGTACCTGCCCGACATGCTTGAGAGCGCCTTTGGTCTGGGACCGGGGTTGTATGAGCAGGTACTTCAGGCCAACGATGGCGTCGACGACGTCGCAGAGGCACACCGGGAGGCCGCCAAGGTCATCCGCAAGATGCTGGAAGAGTAGTGTGTTTCTAGGTCGCACAAACCCAAACAGTTTGTGCGGCCGATGAAGCGCGCAACCGAAGCTGGACCATTTCGGTCTGGCGGTATGTGCGGTTCAGTGGAGAGAGAGATGACTGCGAATGTAGAGACCATGATGTATGCCGGGCAAACACCTTGGCATGGCCTTGGAGTCCACGTCGGCGACCTTGCCGTTACAGCCCAGGAAGCCATTGTGGCGTCCGGGCTCGACGACTGGCACATCGAACAGCGACCACTGCAGTATCCAGGCCCCGGGTTCCAGCCCGTGGCTGCCGGTAATGGAATGGCGCTAGTGCGGGTCAATCGGCCGGGCACTCCCGCGTTTGCACAGTTTGGCGCTGAGGTTTGGTTTGCTAACCAGACCAAGGCCTACAATATCGTGCAAAATCGAGATGCGTTTGACTGGGTCGACAAGTATGGCTTGAAGGTCGAGACCGCAGGAAGCCTTTTGGAGGGTCGCAAGATTTGGATTTTGTGCCCTATCAACGGGACGTTCCAGCCGACGGCTGGCGACGAGCACAAGGCCTATTTGCTGTTTGCCAAAGGGCACGACGGTAAAATGGGGAATGTGGTCAAGCTCGTCATTGAGCGGGTCGTCTGCTGCAACACGCTTGCGGTGGCCCTGTCGGAAAAGGGAATTCAGTGCAAAGCAAGCCATCGCAAGAATGTGATGGCGAGGCTGGATGACTTTGGACAGTTGGTTGGCCTCGTTGAGAAAAAGGTCAGCGATTACGCCGCCCTGGCGACGATGCTGGCTGGCAAGGTGATGACCGCGGCTGCCTGGGATGAGTTTGCTCTGCAGATTGTCCCCAACCCGGTCAAACGGCCGGATGGGACGCTTCCCAGCACGGTGAAGGCAGAGAATAAGCGCTCTGTCCTGCACAAACTGTTCAACAGCGGGCGTGGCAACGCGGGCAAGACTGCCTTCGACGCCTTGAACGCTGTAACGGAGTGGACTAACTATCACTCTGTTCCTAGCCAAGACCAGTCAAAGCGGCTGGATTCGGCGTGGTTTGGCAGGGGCGACGGGCTCAACCAGCAGGCTGTTCAGGTGCTCCAGAATATGTACGCATAGACTGTGGCCTCACCAGGGCGCATGAGCTTCGGCTTGTGCGTCCGACTGAGGTTGGCAGGGTGCCGCCAATTTCAATTGGAAATAAGCGCACCACAATGGAGAGAGAGATGAAAAAGGAAAACAATGACATTCTGAGCACTTACATCGTTGCGACGATGGTGTATTCGGAGGCCTGCAACAAGGCGGAGCGAGGCGCACGCGACAAATTTGAATTCTCAGTGAGCTATGCTGCTGCGGATTCTCTTTCTGCCGCGAACGCAAAGCTTGGCGCCCTGGCCGACAAGTTCCCGGGATGCATCCAGAATGCTCGCC